GCCGCAATCGGGGCAGCGCCCGGCCTGCAGGTCGTCGACGAGGGTCGAGCCGCTCGCGCTCATTGCAGTGCCACCCATAAAATCGCAATACCCACAGCGGCCTCAAGGTAGGCGAGCACGACAGCGTAAACCCACATCCAAGCGGGCATGGCCTGTGACCAGCCGGAAACTTTATCGGCCCACTGGAAGGCGCGCACGATCACGGCCGCACCGCCGACGATTAGGATAGCCGTCATGCCGCCACCGCGGCGTCGACGAGCGTCATCGCCGCCCGGATTTCATGGTCTAGCGCGACGACCGCCTCCGGCCCCTGGCGCTCGGCGATTTCGCGCAGGGCCGGGAGGCCCGTATCAATCGAGGCCATCACCTCGTCCCGGGTCGCCGGACGTCCCTCGGCAAAGAAGCGCACATGCTCGGGCGACCCGATGCGGAATAGCGTCCCGCCGTCGGCGCGAAATATCTTGTAGCCTCCCGTGATCCAGATCAGCGCGACGCCGGGATTGCGCCGGATCATGATCCCGCCGGGCTCGACCGCCTCCGCCGGGCGGTCCTTATCGTTGCGCCGCATCCGCGGTCGGACGAGGAACGGGCACGCGCGCACCGCATATTCGGCGCAGTCGCGGTGGCATGGCGGCTCCGACGAGACGCGATTGACCGCGCACATGGGACCGATCACGAAGGCCAGATGGCGGCCGAGCGTCTCCCCGCACAACCAACATAGATTGCCCCGGACCGCGCGCCCGACCTTGGGCGCGTCGACGACCCGGAAATCCGGCGCCCCGTCGAGCCACGCCACGAACCAGGGGACCGGATAGCCGGTCGCGGAGATCGGTCGCCGGCGCATGCGCTCCGGGATCGGGATGTCGCGAATTGAGGCGTTGAGCTTGTGGTCCATTGGGGACGCAACTCCAGGGCGGGGCCGGCACCCGGCCCCGGTATCCCGGATCATATCTGCCGTAATGGCAGCCGCGCAATAGCGGCCGGGGCGGGCCCGGGGACGGCGGCGCGCCCGGCCCGCTAGCGCGTGCGCCGACGGGCGGAAAAACGCACGGGCGGGCGCCCCCTGGCCGCGCGGCGGGCCTTTCAGTAGGTCGGGGGGGTGAACTTGTAGAACTCTACCCCGCGTTTTTCGGTGACGCAGAGGGCGGCGAAGGCGGCGATTGTTCCGGCGAGGCAGAGGGTTGAGTCGCGGTGGGCCGTCAGGCGATCCGCGGGATTAGCGCCGCGGTCGAGCAGGACGCGGGCGGCCTCACAGACGACGGCCCCCCGGCCGACGGCGAGCTGGCCGAGATCGGCATGGACGACCGCGGTCCGGCCGGACCCGGCCGGATCGAGCCGGACCGAAATACACGACCGCTGGCGCGGATCGCGCGGGATTTCGCCGACGTCGCGTTCAAGCGTGTCGACCATGGCCTCCTCCCGGTCCCGGTATTCCCGGATCATATGCCGGGATGGCGGCGGCGCAAGTTGCGATTGTGGGGGCCGCTGGTGCGTCGGCGCCCGTCCCCGCTATCGGCCCCGGCCGACGTCCCGCCAGCGCATGGGCGGCCCACGTTAGGGGGCGCGGGCGCGGCCGGCGCCGCCGCAGCCGCAGGACGTCGTCCGCCCGGCGCGCAGATTCGTCTTGGCGACCGTCACCGTCTCGCCGCAGACGCAGCGGCAATGCCATCGCTTGTCGCCGGCATAGTCGACGGCGGTCAGGTGGCCATAGGTCCGACCGGCGATGTTCTTGTAGCGGGCGCGGGATTGTCGCGGCGGGGCCGGGCGGGCGGTCATTGCCGGCGCGTCGGATCGGCGCGGCCCCGGCTTGGCGCGACCGCGGGTCAGCGCCTGCTCGACCGTCCAGCCGTAGCGAAGGCGCGACTCGATGGTCCGCCGCGGCATACAAAGCTCGGCCGCCCACGCGGCCATCGTCTGTGTCTTGCCATGGGCGGCGAATAGGCGCTCGGGGGGATCGGTCGGGGTCGGGGGCGGAGCCGGAGGCGGCGAATGGGCGAGGTGGAGCTTCAGCAGGCGGTCGACCGGCCCAGGGATCGGCGCCCCTGAGGCATAGCCTTGAGACGACCGGAGCGACACGCCGAGGAGATCGGCGGCCCCTTGCTGCGTAATTCCCAAGGCGGCGAGCGTGGAGCGGTATTCGGCGGCGTCCATGGGCGATTCCCTCGGCGGTGGTGGTCCGGGCCAGAATATATGCAAGGATTGCGCATCGCCAATATTTGATTTTTGACGCGACGTCGTCCGGTCCTGCCGCGCGGGAAAAAGATCAATGTTCACAAATGCGCAATCTTTGCGGCATCGCGTTTCCGGGGGCAATCCGGGGGGCAATTTTTCCCCGGAATTCGTCCGGATTGATCTAAATTCGCCTGGATTTGCCCCCCGATGCGCGACAAAAAAGGCGCCCCGCGAGGGGCGCCTAGTCTAGCGATTTCAATTGGTTAGCGGTGGCTGGGGGAGAAGGATTCGAACCTTCATCGACGGAGTCAGAGGCCGTTGGAGCCAGCCGGGATTATTCCGCAGATGCAATGGGTTGCGGCCCCGTGTCGTTGGCGGGGGCAATTTGGGGGGCAATTTTGTTCCGGGCTTGATCCCGGGCGGCGCGCGTGGCGACGTCCTGGACATTGCGGACGGTGTCGTCGCTCGGGTCGGCGTAGAATTTGGCGGTGGTGGCGATGTCGGCATGACCGAGCATCAGTTGCGCCGCCTTCAGGTTCCCGGTCGCGTCGACGACCCGCGATCCCGCGGTATGGCGGAGATCATGCAGGCGGGCGGGAACGCCGGCGCGCGACCAATGGGTCTGGCGGTGCGCGGTGAAGCGCCCGTAGGTCATCGGGTATCGGACGCCCCGCAGCAGGTCGACCGTCCGGCCGTTGCGGGGATGGACATATTTGACCCGGCGCCGCGCCCAGAAGGTAAAGACCGCGGTCGGGTGCCGGTCGGGCCGGTTCCATTCGGTCATGATGATGGCCCAGGCCTCGGCGCCGAGCGGGACCCGCTGCGGCGATCCGCCCTTGGTGTCGGGGATTTTCATCATGCGGGCGTCAAAGTCGATCTGGAACCATGTGAGGGAGAGGAATTCCTGCGCCCGGCGGCCGGTGACGGTGCCGAATTTGCGGACGATCATAAAATCCTCGAAGCCATGCTTTAGCTCGTAGGCGTCGAGCCGTGCCTCGGCCTGCGGCGGGATCGCGAGATCGCGCGGGCGCGGTCGGTGCGTCTCCTTGAGCCAGTGCATCTTCCAGCCGATCTTCGCGACCTGCGCGGATCGACGTCCGCCGGCGTGGTTGAGAATGCGCCGGACGAGCCGCAGGGTCTTGTTGACGGTCGTCGTGGTGATCGGCCGCGCGCCCCGCTTCGGGTCGGTGCGGGTATGACTGCGGCGGGCGCTAATCAGGTCGGTGATGTCGACGTCGCGAATCGCGGTCAGGAGCTTGGTCGCGCCGATCTGCGCGCGGACGAAGGCGACCTGCGGCCCGTCTTTCAGGACCGGCCGGCCCGCCGCGTCCGATGCCTTCTGGACGAGACCGTCCTCGTCCAGGTATTGAGCGACGTCGCGCAGCCAATGATCGCAGGCCTCGCCCCAGGTCATGGGTCCCAGGCCGATCTGCCGCCCGCGCGCGTTCTCCTCCAGCGCCTTGCGCCGCTCCTCCTTGGCGATGGCCTCGGCCTCGCGTTTGTTCTTCGTCCCGGTTGTCCCCTTGCGCGGCTTGGTCTCGCCGGGGATCACGAAGCGCCAGGACCAGGGCCTGGTGACGTCGCCCCGGGTGATGTATTTCCCCGTCAGATCGCTCATTGCCGATTTCTCCCGTGTTGGTAGTGGGCTCGCTATATATGCCAATATGGCATGGCGGTGCCAAGGCGAGCCTGCGGGACATCCCCGCTCATATTTTTCAGGGGCGCGCCCGTCCGCCGCCGCGCGGCAGCGGACGGTCCTGCCGCATGTGCGCCCACAGCGTCGCGACGTCGACGAGGGTGAAGACGAGGCGCGGCCGATTCCGACCGAGTCCCTTCGACCGGGCGACGACATGTCCGGCGCGCACATGCTCGCGCAGTTGATCCTGGTCCATCTCGAGGAGCCGCGCGACGCGCGGCAGCGACAGGAACACGTGACCGCGAAAGGCTTCGCGGATCGCTTCCGGCAGCGCGCTCGCCTCCGCGGTCATGCGCCCCCCCTATGCCCGGCGCCGGCGCGGGGCGTCGACCGCGTCGGCGTTTGCCTGCTCGCCGAGCCGGATGGCGAAGCGGCCCCACCCGAGCTTGCGCGAGGCGCCGACGCCGATTTCCCGGCCGGCAAATTCGACGAAGTCCACCATCTTGCGATAGGCGACGATGTCCTCGGAAAACGCGACGAAGCCCTGGCCGACGAACGGCCCGAGGAACTGGTTCGACCGCAGCGCGCGCTGATTTGATAGCGTCTGGCCGGTCCCGGATTTCACCTGCACGAACCGCTCCCAGACGCCGTCGCCGACGGACTTCCCGGTCGATACGTTCGACACCTGAAGAACGGTGCGGATTTGCTCCTTGCGGGCGATCCGGATCGCCGACGACGCGAGGTCGGCGGCCTGCGCTAGGCATCCGTAGAGCTGGTGCGCCGGGATCGTGATCTCGTCGCCCGGCCGGCCGCGCATCATGTCGTCGTCGCCGACGTCGCCGAAGGTATAGAATTGGCGCTCGGCGCGGGCCTGGAGCTTTTCGTAGTCGTCCATCGACATGTCGTGCGCGGCGAGATAATCGCGCAGCGCCTTGACGCGCTTCTCCTCCGACCGCGCGCGGCGGGTCCCCGACTCCTTCTGGATGTTGATGAGCTTCTCTAGCTCGGGCCAATAGGGGTGGGCGATATAGCCCTTCGTGAAGGTCAATTCGACCGGATAAATCATAGCGGTGCTCCTTGGTTGACGTTGGCGCTGGCGATGGCGACGGCGGCGGCGTAGGCGACGGCGTTGGCGAAGGCGAGGGCGCTGGCGAAGGCGTTGGCGGGAGCGCCGGCGAGGTCGATCATGGCGCGGCCACCCGTCGGCGGGACCGGGGCGCGCCGTTGGAAATGCGGCGCCAGAACACCTCGACGTCGCCGAGGGTGAAGACGCGGCGCGGGCGCTGCGTGCCGATGCCCTTGTTGTGCCAGGGCAGCCGGCCGGAATCGAGATGGCCGCGCAGGGTATTGCGCGAGAATTCGAGCGCGACGGCTAGCTCGTCGAACGACAAATAGGCGCGACCGCGGAAGGCGTCGCGGACCTTGTCGGGGAGGGTGGCGCGATTGCTCATCGGCGCCCCCGGGACGATGGCGTCGTCGTTGGCGTCGGCGCAGGCGACGGCGTAGGCGCAGGCGTTGGCGGGGGCGCCGGCGAAGGCGTTGGCGTCGGCGTAGGCGACGGCGGTGGCGTAGGCGGCGGCGAAGACGTTGGCGCAGACGAGGGCGGTGGCGCGGGCGTGGGCGCAGGCGGTGGCGCGGGCGTGGGCGCAGGCGTGGGCGCAGGCTTAGGCGTTGGCGGGGGCGTCGGCGTAGGCGGGGGCGACGGCGACGGCATAGGGCAGGCGAACAGCGGGCCGGGCGGCTCGCGCTCGACGGCGGCGCGGTAGTCGGCGGCGATCTCCTCCATGGTTGCAATTTCGCGGCGCGCAAGCTCCTCGGTCATGCTCCCGGACGCGACGGCGCGGGGATAGACCTTGAGGCGCCAGCGGACCTCGCGCTCGGCGCAGCGGAGCTTGTCGACCGCGGTCGCCATGCTAGACGGCCTCCACCCGGGCGGCTCGGCGGATGTCCTGAATGCGCTTTTCGAGATCCTCGACCCGCGCGCGGAGCGCGTCGTTCTCGGCATTCAATCGGTCAATGACGGCCTCGCGTTCCTCGGCCTCGCGCATCAGCCGGGCGCGGTCGTTCACCGTCTCCTCAATGTCGGAAATGACGACGTCGGCCTGCTGAACCAACTTGTCGATGTTGGCCTTCACATAGCCGAAGGTGTCGGTGGTGATCAGCGTCATGGGATCTAGCTCCGGCCCGGCATGGATCGCGGCGCCGGCCACGCGGACCCCCGTCGACCGGCTGACAAGAAGGAATCCCGCGCACGCGACGAGCGCCGACAGCGCGAGCGCAAATAGGATCGACCGGACGCCCGGCGCGGGACGGGGCGGGAGCGGGATCGCGACCGGCAGCGGCGCCGCGGGGAACGCGTCCGTGAAGGCCGCGGCGACTCGGTGCGAGGGCGAGGGCGGAGGCGGCGTCGAGGGCGATAGCGTGGGCGTTGCCGCAGGCGTTGGCGATGGCATTGGCGGAGCCGAGGTCGACGGCGAAGGCGCGGGCGTTGGCGGTGGCGTTGTCGTCGGCGGTGGCGATGGCGTAGCCATTGGCGCAGGCGCTGGCGATGGCACGGGCGGAGGCGTTGTCGTCGGCGTTGTCGTTGCCGCTGGCGTTGGCGCGGGCGATGACGGCGGCGGTGGCGAAGGCGCCGGCGCTGGCGCAGGCGCAGGCGTCGGCGAGGGCGTTGCCGTCGGCGTCGGAGAAGGCGTCGGCGATAGCGAGGGCGCGGGCGATGACGTCGGCGCTGGCGGGGGCGACGGCGAAGACGATGGCGTTGGCGCGGGCGCGGGCGTTGGCGAGGGCGCAACACGGGACAGGATCGCGGCGCGGCGCGGGACGCGGCGATGCAAATTTGCATTGGCCCTGAGCGGGCCGGACCAGCAGCGGCGGCCGCGGACAAGACGATACGACCAATAGCCGGCGCGGGCCGCCGCCGGCGGCAGCGTCGACCGGCATCCCGCCGGGCGGCGCGCGCTTGAGACGTCCGACAGTCCGCTGGCGGCGGTGGGTTGGTCGGACGTCCGCGCGGCCGCCGGCGGGGCGATCACCGCCGTGTGCGCGGCGACGATGATGGCGGCAAATGTGAAGGTGGGGCCGTGCCTACCGCGCGCATCACGGTCATTGGCCGTGCCCCTTCGCGGCATCTGAGCGCCCCCGCTATCGCCGCGCGGCAGCGCGTGGCGGGCAGCGCCGCGAAACTCAGACACGAAGATCATTTGCGCCGCTCCTCGATCAGGGCGCGGACGTCGTCCGCGTCCGCCGGGTCGAGCAGGGGGAGCACCTGGTCGAGGATGACCGCGCGCGCGTCCTCCCAAAACGCCTCGAATTCGACCGCCGTCATGCCGGCGAGGCTATGCGGTATCGGGATCGGGTGCGTGCCCCGCGGCAGGACGGCGAGGTCGAAGTGCCCGGTGGCGACGGCGAGCCAGCCGCCGACGTTCTGCATTGCCATGCCGCGCGCCCGGCCGATCCGGGCGACGATCATGTGGACGTAGTCGCGGAACGCCGGCGCGGACTGGATGACGCGGACGCGCACGGTCTCGCCGATGGCTAGCTCGGCCATCTTGGCGCGGGCCGCGTCGTCGGCCGGCACCAGGGCGTTCCGGACTACGGAGAAGTCCATGTCATCCCCCGGCGAGCGGATTGCCCGGCGCGACGTCGAGCTTGCGCTTCTTGACCGCGGCGACGAGGCGGACGTGGATCTTCGGGGCGTGCGCCTCCATCTGCGTCAGGATCAGGTGGTTGGCCTTCTCCCAGGCCTCGATCCCGGCGACCGATTGCAGCGGCTGGATGGCGTTCAGGAAGCGGGCGCCCCATGATCGCCACTCCTCCTGCTCGCCGAGCGGGATTTCCTGCGGCGCGATTTCGCCGGTCTCCGGGTCGACGTCGAGCCCGTCGTCCGGGCCGTTGGGCGGCGGCGGCTCGGGGCCATAGTCGGGCGTTGGCGCAGGCGTAGCCGTTGGCGGGGGCGCTGGCGGTGGCGATGGCGACGCCGCAGGCGGCGGCGCTGGCGTCGGCGAAGGCGACGACGTGGACGTTGGCGATGGCGATGGCGGTGACCAGTTGTCGGCCGGGCGGGGCGCCGCGTCGGGCGGGCCGGCCTCGCCGCCGGCCATCTCCTCGTCGGAATAGTCCGACTCCTCCGGGAAGGCGGCGCGGAGGCTCATCGCCTTGGCGACCTTGAGCAGCTGGCCGCGCGGCCGGCGCGCCCACATGTCGTTGGGCAGCTCGCCGCCGCCGACGCGGCCATAGGCCTCCGCCCAATAGACGGGCTCGACGAAGGAAACGCGCTGATTGCCGACGATCCGGTAAACGGTGACGGAGCACCACTCGGGAAACGTGAGCGGGATTTCGGCGTCGACCCATTGGCCGCGCACGCGCTTGCGGCCGCGGAAGGTCTGCGTTTTTTCCGGTCCCCATTGCGGCGGGTCCATGCCGGCCCAGGCGCCGGTGCGCGCCGCCGTCACCTGCACCTCGTTGATCGACGGCCACACCGTCTCGACCTCGCGGCCGAGCGCGCTGTTCCACATGCTGACGATATTGACGGCGTGCTTCATCGGATCGAGGCCGCGCTTGCGGCAATAGGCGAGCGCGAGCATGACGGCCTCGGCGCTCCGGGCGTTGGGGAAGATCGCCTCGACATAGACGCGCCAGTCGACGGGATCGCAGTCGGCATAGGCCGGCATGGGCAGGCGCGGCGGCGGCGGGACGGCGGGGACGGGGGCGGGCACGTTCATGCGGCGGTCTCCTTGAGGCTCACGGCGCCGGCGCGATTGCGCCGCACCTGGACGCCGGCGAAGTGCAGCTTGCCGACGTCCTCGGGAAGCAGGGATTTGACGCCGGCGCGGGCGGCGTCGTTGCGCTCGGCCGCGGCGCGGGTCTCGCGCCATGCGCCGAGGTGCTCGCACATGGCGGCGGCCCAGTTGTGCCGGGCGCGCTCGTCGGCGTCGTCGAGGTTGACCGTCCGCCATTGCTCGGGCGGGACGATCCGCGCCATGGGGACGACCGCGACGGGCGGCGTCAGCGACTCGACGCACGACCAGAACTGATCGACGCGCTGCCAGACCAGCGCCTCATATTCGGGGTCGATGCGGACCTCGATCTCCTGCGGCGCGGCGCCGCCATGGACGACGAGGAGCGCGGCGCGGTCGGCGCCGGTGCAGCCGCGCTGGCCGATCAATTGGGGGATGTAGTGGACGACCCAGTCGTCCAGGCGGTTGTGGCCGTCGATCCATTTGCAGTCGAGGCAGGTCCGGTCGTCGGCGCGCCACGCGTCGAGGGTGCAGCAGAAGAACGGGCGCGCGGGATGGACGACGACCTCGCCGCGCCGGGATAGCTCGTGGCGGGTGCGGCGCTCGTGCCAATCGAGGGCGAGCGGCTCGACATGCGCCCCGAGCACCATGGCCCAGTTATCCGCGGAATCGCGGGGCTTCCACGCCGGGTCGCCGATGCACTCCAGCCATTTGTCGTGGATCGCGGGGCCGTCGCCCTCCATCAGGTGCGGCAGGAACGACGCCGTGATTTTCTCGGCGCGGGCGGCGCGCTGCGCGGGCGACAGCGTCATCGCTTGCCTCCCCCCGCCGCCGGGAGCGCGTATCGCCCCTTGCTCGGCGAGATGATCTTGCGCTGCTTCTTCAGCAGCGACATCGCTGTGCTCACGGATCTCGGATTGCGCCCGAGGCGGCCGAATTCGGCCTGGACCTGCTCCGTCGTCGCCGCGCCGCCGGCCGCCTTCAGGAAGTCGAAGGCAATCTGGTCGCCGGTGCGCGGGTCGCCGGGACGGTCGGCGTCGGCATGCGACCGCGGCCGATGCTGGTGTCGGCGCCGCGGACCGTTGGCGGCGCCGTCGTCGCATTGGCGGACGCCGATTAGCTCGGCCTCGCCGTCGAGGGTTTGCAGGATCACCGGCAGGCGCTTGGCGCTAGCGCGGATCGTCACGTCGAACAGCTTCGTCGTCATGGTTGGCGGCTCCTGGCGCTGGTAGGAGCGGCTTCATTTCACCGCTCTTGTAAATTGCGGCGATGCGCGGCTTGACGTGCTGCGCGACGGTCCGCCCGTCGGGCATGACGACATGCGGCATGAACTCGGTCTCGAAATCGGTGATGCCGGCCTCGATGGCCTCAAGCTTGGCGAGCAGCACGAGGCGGAGCGCGCGCCATGACGACCGGCACGCCTGCTCCCAGGCGGCGAGCGCGGCCTCGGGCGACCGGCGCGCGCGGACGCGCGATTGATTGACCCGCGACAGGGTGAACCGCTCGTCGTCGCGACGCGGCAGCGGAAGCTCGAACATGATCCGCCGGGCCTGCGCCTCGAACAAAATCATTGCGCGGTCGGACGTGTTGTAGAAGGCGGTCGACGTCGCGCCATAGCGGACGAGCAATCGCTCAATTTCCCCGCGGGTCCGCTCAACGGGGACGTCGGATTCGGCGGCAAAGCGCAGGCGAGTCGCGACCATGGGCGCGCTCCCGGGGGCGGCGGCGGCGGATTGGGGATCGGGGTCGCGCGGGGGCGGCGGCCCCAATTACCTTTTAACGGTACGGCGCCCCCCCTAAGTCGTCAACACCTAAGGGTGTTACCGGAACATCGCATACAGCAAAGAGCGAACGCGGCGATTGTTCGCGGGCCGGGCGAGCGGCTACATGATCCGGGGGGCTATGTCGTCCGGCCGACGCAATGGGTGGGGGCGTGGCAGATCGCCGCAGCCGCGGCGGTCCCGGATAGGGGATTCCGGGGTTTCCCTGAGGATCGGTGTCGCTATACCGCGGGGGCTGTGGATAACTCGGGGCTATCGCGAGTACTTGCCGATGACCCGTTGGCACCGCGGCCATCGCGCCTTGTCGTATGAGACCGGCTTGGTGCCCCGGTTCCATTGGCGCAATTGCCACGCCCGGTCGGAATTGCCGACGAGCCGGCCGAGGGCGGCGGCGGCGCCGTCGCCGATCAGGAGAACGTCCTTGCCAAGTTCCGGGGGCATATGGGGATGGATCAGCGCCGTATCGCCGACCTCAAAGGCCGGCTCATGCGCGGTCGTCGACACCAGCACGCCGTAGGCATCCTTCACGGACTTCAGCGGCGCGGGCCGCAGGGTGTAGCTAATTGGTTCCGCCGTCAGCATCATGTCCCACCCAACGCGCTCGCTGCCATGCACCGGCAGGTCCCGTTCGTCGGCAAATAGGGGAATAGCCGACGGCGGGGACGCCGGCGGCAGGGCAGGGCTGCTTCCTCCCGGTAATGACTGTTCGGTGACAATACCAAGGTGGGTCGCTATCCGCGACATGTATCGTGAAAACTTGATCTGCCCGCGCTCGATCTTGTCGATGGTCTGCATATGCGACCCGACGGCGCGGGCGAGGGCCTGCTGGCTCATCCCCAACTCCTTGCGCCGTCTTTTGATTTTTTCACCTAGCTCGCTCATCTGCATCCGGGCCCCCGCCGTCGGCTAATACCCAAACATATCACCTGCGCTACCTACGCGCGCCTAATATTGCGCTATATAGCCTTATATGACCTTATAAAAAAAGAGGGTTGCGGGCGGCCCGGTCCGGGGGGCTAGCGTTACCGGATGAGCCGGAAGTCGATGGAGCGGGCGATTGCGATCTTCGGGTCCGAGGCCAAGCTCGGGGAGGCCATCGGCTATACGCAGCACGCCGTCTGGCGCGCCAAGAGATCCGGTCGACCGTCGGCGGAGATGGCGGTCGCCATCGACCTAGCTACCAACGGGATCGTCTCGCGCTATGCCCTGCGCCCCGACGTCTTCGTGACCGACGTCGACGCGCAGCGCAAGAAGCACGCAGCAACCCTCCCGCGTTTTGTCGCCTAAACAAGGAGTCGCCATAGCGGCCCCGCCGGGAGTCCTTTGCCAATGGCGGAAGCGCGTCAGCTTCATTTATTCGGCGGCCCGCGACAGCGCGGGACCGCGGCGCCCCCGCCGCTCGAATTCGCCCTTCAATGCATGGTCGCCGACACGCTGCGCCGCTGGTCGTCGCCGGGCTGGCTGTGGACGCACGTCGCGTCGGGCGAATTGCGCCAGCCGATTACCGCCGCGCGATTGCAGCGCATGGGCGTGCAGCGCGGCTGGCCGGATTTCCTCCTGCTGGCGCCGGGCGGGCGACCGCACGCGCTCGAATTGAAGCGGCGCCGGACCGGGCGCGTCACCGACGAGCAGGACGCGTTCGCGCAATGGTGCGCGGCCAACGGATGCCCGCACGCCTGCGTCGACACCTATCCCGCCGCGGTCGCCGCGCTGAAGCGGTGGGGCGCGGTGCGCACCGGCATCGAGACCTGGTGAGCCCATGGGACCCTCGTGCGAACGCTGCGGCCGGCCATTGCGTCTGGGCGTCCCGCTGTCGCCGCTCAAGGCGCGCCTGTTCGACGTCGTCGCGCGCGCCGGCGCGACCGGGATCGCCGGCGACGATCTGTTCGCCATTGCGCTCGGCGACCGCCGCGCGTCCCGCATGTCGGGGCTCAAGGCGCACGTCTGGCAGATCAACGCGGCGCTGGCGGCGACCGGCTATCGGATCGCCGGGCGCGGCGGCTTTTTCCGATTGATCGGACCGGAGGGCGAGAGGTGGAAACGTACTACTGGGGATGGCGCGACAACGACGGCGCGGCGCACGTGCGGCGCGGGTCCGGCGGCGTCGGCCGACCGCTGAAGCCCGGCGGCTTCGACTGGGGCTACCACAATGCCGCGGCGTCGGCGCTGGCGCTGGCGATCCTCCTCGACGTGCTCGGCGACGCCCGGCGCGCGCGGCGGCTGCAGCTGGTGTTTCGCGTGCGCGTCATTCAGCGGCTCGACCGCGGCGCGCGGTGGATGCTGACGCGGCGCGCGGTCCTCGATCATGTCGCGGCAATCGACCACGAGCAGGGGTTGCGAGAGGTGTCGTGAGGGCGGACGAGCTAGCGCGGGCGCTAGGGGGGAAGAAGGCCGGTCGGCAGTGGCAATGCCGCTGCCCCGCGCACGCCGACCGCGACCCGTCGCTGATCGTCTTCGACGGGCGGTCCGCGGTGCAGGTCCGCTGTCTCGCCGGGTGCGCGCCGGCCGACGTCATCGCGGCCTGTCGGCGGCTCGGCGTCTGGCATGACGACGCGGCCGACGAGCGGGCGGCGATTGCGGCCGCGCGGGCGCGGCGGCAGCAGGAACTGGACGAAAAGCGGGCGCGGGCGGAGGCGGAATTGCGCGCCCGGGCGCTGGCGATCTGGGACGAGGCGCGGCCGGCGGCCGGGACCGCGGTGGAGACCGTCTATCTGCGCTGGTGGCGCGGGGTAGAGGTGCCGTCGGCGGCGCGCGCGCATCTGCTGTCGGAGGTGCTCCGGTTCCATCCGGCGTGTCCGCGGCGCGGCGGGCGGGCGCCGGCCATGGTGGCGCTGATGCGGTCGATCCATGGCGACCGGCCGACGGCGGTCCACCGGACGTTTCTCGACGGCCAGTGGCGCAAGGCGGGCGAGCCCATGATGCTCGGCGCGGCGGCCGGGGCGGCGATCAAACTGACGCCGCACGACGCCACGTTCGCCGACGAATTCGTCTATTGCCCGCGGCTCAACATTGCCGAGGGGATCGAGACGGGACTGACGCAGCTGTGCCGCGGTCATGCGCCGCTATGGGCGCTCGGGTCGGCCGGGGCGATTGAGCGGTTCCCGGTTCTGTTCGCGGTGGGCGAACTTTGCGTCTGGGGCGATTTGGATTGGCCGACGTCGCGCGGCTACGGCGAGTTCGAGAACGCCGGGCCGGGCGAGCGGGCGGCGGCGATCTGCATCGCGCGCTGGCAGGCGGCGGGCCGGCGCGCGTTCGGTTTGATGCCGCGGCCGCCGGCGGCGGAATTTGCCGCGCGCGATTTCAACGATCAGGTGGCCTAGATGGCCGACGACGACGACGAGAACGTCATCCCGATCAAGCCGGCGCCGGCCTATGCGCTCCCCGATTTCGTGCCGACGGGCGAGACCATGTGCGTCGAATTCGAGCGCCGCTATGGCGAGCGGCTTCGCCATGTCGCCCCGTGGGGGAAGTGGTTCATTTGGGACCAGGGCGTATGGGCCGAGGACGAGACGCTGCGCGTCGTCGACCTCGCCGGGCTTTTAGCGCGCGACATCGGCGGGATTGCGAAGAAGCGGCGCGAGCGCATGGCGATTGAGGCCTCGCGGACGGTGTCGTCGCTGGAGCGGCGGGCGCGGTCGGCGCCGGCGCTCGCGGCCCGCGTCGAGGCGTGGGACGTCGATCCGCTGCTGCTCAACGGGCCGCGCGGGACGGTCGATCTGGCGACCGGGCACATGCGCGGGCACCGGCGCGAGGACTATTGCACGCGGGCGACGGCGGTCTCGCCGACGCCGGCGCCGCCGCTGCGGTGGCTGACGTTTCTCCAGCGCGTGACCGGCGGCAATGCGGATCTGATCGGCTTCCTGCAGCGGGTCTGCGGCTATTGCCTGACCGGCCGGACCGACGAGCAGTGTTTGTTCTTCGTCTGGGGCCCCGGCGGCAATGGCAAGGGGACCTTCGTTCACACCATCACCAACATCCTCGGGGGCTATGCCCGGGCGGCAGCCATCGAGACGTTCGTTGAGACGCGCTACGAGCGCCACCCGGAGGAATTGGCGACGCTGCGCGGCGCCCGGCTGGTGACCGCCTCGGAGACGGAGGAGGGGCGGGCATGGAATGAATCGCGGATCAAGGCGCTCACCGGCGGCGACGTCGTCCGCGCCCGCTTCATGCGGATGGACAGCTTCGAGTACGTGCCGCAGTTCAAGCTGCTCATTATCGGCAATAAAAAGCCGGCGTTCAAATCCATCGACCGGGCCGTCCGCCGGCGCCTGCACCTGATCCCGTTCACCGTCGAAATCTCCGACGAGGAGCGCGACAAGCTGCTCGACGAGCACCTGCGCGGCGAATGGCCGGCCATCCTTAGCTGGATGGTCCAGGGCTGCCTGGAATGGCGGGCGCGCGGGCTGGCGCCGCCGGCGGTCGTCGCCGCGTCGACGGCGGAATACCTGGAGGCGGAGGACGCCGTCGGGACGTGGCTCGAGGAATGCTGCGACCGGCTGCGCGACAGCTTCACCGCGTCGGCGGCGCTGTTCGCCGGCTGGAAGGCGTGGGCCGAGGCGCGCGGTGAGCGGGTCGGGACGATCCGGACCTTCGTCCAGAATTTGCAGGGGCGCGGCTTCGTGCTCGGCCGCACCGACCGGGCGCGCGGCTTCCGCGACCTGATCCTGACCCCGGAGAAGAAGCGGCCGGCCGACGACGGCGACGGCGACCCCGAGCTATGGCGGAACCGATGACCGTGCGGGCGGCAACGCTGTTCAGCGGGATCGGCGCCGCGGAGGCGGCGATGCCGGGCTGGTGCTGGCTGTGGTGCGCGGAGGTCGAGCGGTTCCCCGCCGCGGTCATGGCGGCGCGGCATCCGGCGGTCCCGAACCTTGGAGATGTTACGGCCGATGATTTCGTCAAGCGCGCCGCCGCCGTCGGGCGGCCAGATGTCGTTGTTTTCGGTTCCCCCTGCCAGGACTTCAGCGTCGCCGGGGGACGTCGCGGCCTGGCTGGCGCGCGCGGCAACCTCACGCTCGTCGCCCTGGGAGTTGTTGCACGACTTGAGCCCCGTTGGTTCGTCGTCGAGAACGTTCCCGGTCTCCTGTCGTCCGCCGACGGGCGCGACTTCGGGCTTTTCCTGCGAGCGGTGGATGACGTCGGGTATTCTGGCGCGTGGGCATGCCTGGACGCGCAGTGGTTCGGCGTGGCGCAGCGGCGCGCGCGTCTGTTCTTTGTCGGACACGCTGGAGACTGGCGCGGTCCCGCGGCGGTACTTTTTGAGCCCGAAGGCCTGTGCGGGGATTCTCCGCCGCGCCGCGGCGCGGGATCGGAACCTGCCGCAGGCGTTGCGAGCCGCACTGGCGGCGGCGGCTGGCCCGACGGCGGCGACGGCCGGCACAGCCACCTGATCCCGGCCGCGTTCGGCGGCAACGACACGCGCGGGCCGATTGACGTCGCGACCGCCTGCAACGGGCACGGCGGGCCGCATGGGCGGCTGGACTTCGAGAGCGAGACTTTCGCGGTGTGCCTCGCCAGCGACCCGATCCACGCGCGCGAGGTCGGCATGCCGCAGACGGCGCGTAACGGCGATCCCGGCGTGGTGGCGACGGCCGCCCGGGTGCGCCGTCTGACGCCGCGCGAATGCGAGCGGTTGCAGGGCTTCCCCGACGACTACACGCAGGTCTGCGACCGCGGGCGCCCGGCGGCGGACGGACCGCGCTACCGCGCAATTGGCAACGCCATGGCGGTCCCGGTGATGCGGTGGATCCTGGGGCGCGTCGAGGCGGTCGAGGCGATCATGGGGGGCGACCCCGAGTTATGGAGGAACCGATGACGGCGCCGCTGCGGCCATTCCTGCACAACGCCCAGATCGCCCGCGAGGCGCGGCGGATCGCGCACGCGGCGACGCGGCGCTGCGTCTATGGCCGCGCCGACAGCGACCCCGACTACCACACGCCGGGATGCAACCGGTTGACGGCGGAAATCCTGGCGCTGGCCATGCGGGTGAAGCTGGCGGCGGCCCAGCGCCCGGGACGGCGGCGGACGCCGGCCGAGGGTGTGTTCGTGTGCGCGGACGCGGGCGGGCCGCCGCGGTGATTTACTTGAGCGGCGCCGTGCGCCCGAACCTGAGGCATCCGATGTTGGGCTACATGCACACGCCGCAGATGTGGAACGAGGTTCTGGCGGATGTGACGTGGGCGGCCGACAGCGGGTGCTTCCGCGCGCCGGCGCGCTATTCGGACGAGGGCTACCTCGCCTGGCTGGCGGCACGGCCGCGGGACCGCTGTCTGTTCGCGACGGCGCCCGACGTCGTCGGCGATCATCGCGCGACCGTCGACCTATCCCGGCCGATGCTGCCGCGGCTTCGCGCGGCCGGATACCGTCCGGCGTTCGTCGCCCAGGACGGATGGACGGAGGGGGGGACACCGTGGGGCGAATTTGATGTGCTGTTTATCGGCGGCAGCACCGGCTTCAAGCTCGGCGCCGGCGGCAAGGCCATTGCCGCGGGGCGGGCGCGCGGCAAATGGATTCACATGGGTCGCGTCAATTCATTTGGGCGGCTGCGCGTTGCCGCGGCGCTCGGCTGCGATAGCGCCGACGGGACGTTCCTCAAATTCGCGCCGGACGTGAACGAGCCGCGTCTGATCCGATGGCTGGATAAATTGGCGGCGGTTCGCTTCCTGCCGCTTGGAGGACACACATGAGTTACGCCGTCAAAGAAATCTTCGTAACAGTGCAGGGCGAGGGCGCCCATGCGGGGCGCGCGGCGGTGTTCTGCCGCTTCGCCGGGTGCAACCTGTGGAGCGGGCGCGAGGAGGATCGCGCGACGTCGACATGCCCGTTCTGCGACACCGACTTTGTTGGCGGCGAGAAATTTGCGAGCGCCGGGGAGCTCGCGGCGGCGATCCGGGCGGCATGGGGCGACGGGCGGCCGTGTCGGTTCGTGGTGTTCACCGGCGGCGAGCCATTGCTGCAATTGGACGACGCGCTGATTGCGGCGGTGCATGCCCACGGCTTTGCGGTCGCGGTGGAGACGAACGGGACGCGCCCGGCGCCGGGCAAAATTCAATGGCTGTGCGTGAGCCCGAAGGCGGGGGCGCCGCTGGTGCAGGCCGAGGCCGACGAATTCAAGGTCGTGTTCCCGCAGGACGGGCTCGACCCGGAGGAGTTGCGCGGGCGGGTGTCGGCGACGCGGTTCTCCATTCAGCCCATGGACGGCCCCGAGGCGGTGGCGAATACGGCGGCGGCGGTCGCCTATGTCGTCGCGCACCCATGGTGGCGGCTGTCGCTTCAAACCCACAAATTTGCGGGCATTCCATGACGACGCTGGTGGGCGCGCGGGCGACGTTTTGCGCGGGGCATTGGCTGCCGCAGCACGGGGAGACGCACGGGCACTCCTACGAGGTGTGGGGATATGCGCGGGAGGGACGTTGCGCCGAGGTGCTACAGCGCGATTTGGCGGCGGCATGCGCGCTGCTCGACCACCGGATGTTGAACGACGTAATGGGGGACGAGCCGACCATGGAAAACATAGCGCGGTACGTGGCAGCGCGGGTGGGCGGCTTGGCCAAGGTCGTGGTTGCGCGGCCGGTCGAGGGTCTCGCGTGTGAGTATCACGCCGGCCCCCCGACCGCCGGCGTCGAGGCGGACCGGCCGCCGCCATGATGATGCTCGCCCCCGACCGCCGACGGAACGGATGGTTGCTGTGGGCGGCGGTCGTCGCGTTCCTCGTGGTCCTGGTGATCGTCCTGCTGGCGGGGTGGGCGCGATGACGTGGCGTCTCTCATGGCGCGCCGATCCGGTGGCCCGGCGGATCGCCGACCGGCACTACAACCGGCAGGCCGTCGGGTCTCCGCAATTCGTCCCGCCCGGCGCCTGCGTCGTGCTGCGCGCCGACCATGCCCGGGCGGTATGGGTGACGTCGTGGCCGCGGCCCGAATACGTCAAGCACGAATGGCGCGGGCTGTGGGTCAACACGCTGTTCCGCAAGGAGGGCAGCGGGAAGGCCAGCGACATGATCCGGGCGGCGGTCGCCGCGACGCGGGCGCTATGGGACCCGCCGCCGGGCGGGCTGATCACGTTCGTTGACCCGCGCGCGGTCCCCGGGGTGATGGTGCGCGGCGAGCGCGTCTATGGGTTCTGCTACCTCAAGGCCGGATTCGAACACGTCGGCTTCACCGAGACCGAGGAATTATGGGCGTGGCAGCTGCGGCCGGAGCGAATGCCCGCCGCCGCGCCGGCGGTCGGCATGCAGTTGAGGCTCGGGGCATGACGGACCGCCTGCCCGCACCGCCCCCGGGCGCCGTCATGACCGAGGCCGGCGCCTATGCCGCCGCCGCGGCCATTGTCGGGCTGGTCCGCGCCGCCGGCGCCGACGACGACGCGCTCGTCCGCACGATCGCCGCCCGCCTGCTCGCGATCCGCGCCGCCGGCCACGCCGAGGGCCGCCCGTTCTGGGCGAAATTCGAGAACCGGGGGCGCCGCGGACCGCGGTAAAGGAGTTGGCCGATGGACTGGGCGACGATCAAGCGGGCGGCAAAATGGCGCCGGGTCCGGTACGGCGCCGCCCTCGCCCGGCCAGAGTTTCGGGGGGCCTGCCAGGCCGTCGCCCGCAAGGCCGCCGGGACCGGCCCGACCTCGCCCCCGGTCAAGATCGTCGACCCCGACACCCGCCGCCTCATCGACGAGGCGCTCGCCCGCCGCCGGTAGGCCGAAAAATTCTTTCTCCCAAGAGACTTGCCCCCGGCGCCCGGGCCGCTAACTTCAGCCGCGGGCGAACAAGCGGCACTGGCCACGGGCAAGCGAGGCTTCGGCACTAGCTCCACAGGCGGCGCGCCAGCGAAAACCCCGGAAAGGCCCCGCCGAGACGTCCGCGGGGCTTTTCGCGTTTTATGCGGCGGGGCCACCGCCTCGGCAATTCGGCATTGCCGATATCTGCCGATCTGCCGACTTGACGAAACAGAACGAATCGTGACCCGCCCGCGTTGATCCCGGGGTCAATCCGGTCGCCCGACATTGCACCGGAAAATTCGCCGGCCCACACGACACCCGGTCGCATATTGACCGGGACCGGCGGCGTGCCATTATGGCGGCCCTTCGCCTACGCCACCGGCCCCGACCACGCCATCGCCCTCGCCGACGACGGAGCCAAGCCAACGCCAGCGGACGTCACGCCCCCCGGACCAAAACCCGGGGGGCGACCGCGTCCGCAATCCGTGGCACCATGACCGGGACCGCGCCGACGCCTCGCCCTCGCCGCCGCCCTCGCTGTCGCCCCGCCTTCGCCTCCGCCATCGCAACGCCAACGCCCCCCGACCCGACATGTCGCGCCGATTTGTCGGGTCGCCCCCGCCGCTCAACCAATAGGCCGGACCGCCGCTACACTGCACCTTCCCGGCGAAAAATTCGTGTGGCAAATCTGCCATATACACCAGAAATTAGGCGGGGACCGGACCGCACCCTGGCGTTGTGGACTTCTGACGCTTCTGACGCTTCTGACCCATCCGCCGGGACTAATGTGCTACATGAGATGCTGCGCCGCAGCACGGCATTCCCGCCGCAATCGTTAATCCTCCGCACGAGCTTCCCTAAGCTAAGTGCGGTGATCGGTCATAATGTCGCCACCATGGCGTCAATGCGTCAGCCAAAGCGTCATCCCATAAGCTATTGAACCGCTTCTATTAATGACGCTTCTGACGCTTCTGACACTTAAATGCTAAGATCCTACAACGGAGACACTTTAGGTCATGTTGCAGTGCAGGATGGCGTGGTGTTGTACATATAGGCGGTGACGTCAGAAGCGTCATTAAGCGTCAGGACCCGCGCCTTCGCCGCCCGGCCGCCGTCCGCGGGCGACCTAAAAAGCACACTGTCAAATTGGCATGGCGGGGGGCGGGCGGGGCGGGGTAGCTTTAACTACCTCCGAAGCCTCCCGGCACCTCCCGACAGTCGACGGCAGCCGGCGACACCTCCCCGGCTCGCTTCAACCTCCTGCCGGGTGCTTCGACCGCCTTCGAAGCTCCGCGGGAGGCCCCGGCCGATCCCCCCGTCCGATCCGGTCGGCGGCGATTATCAACGGACCTTGAGTCCGCGGTCGTCGCGTCGCATTCGCATTGCTAATCAATTAGTTGCGGTACGCCAACCCGGCGGCGGGGGCAATAGGGGGGCAATTCTTGGCGCCCTCTCCGGTGCCTTCGCGGTGCTCTAACCTCCTTCCGTGCTCGGCCTCCCTGCCGGCGACCGTCGACGACGACCCGAACGACGTCGTCCGGGCAGCTCGCCTCAACCTCCTCCCCGAGACTCCTCCAGCCCGGCCGACCGGCCGCCCCCCTCCTCCCCTGGCTTCCCTCCCTGGTGCCCTCGCTTCAACCGAGCGAACGCATTTTTCGATTGTCCGGAAATTTTTGACGGCGCGGGCGCAGCGACTCACAGGAGTGAGGCAGGCACCCCCCCGGCGTCCAATCCGCCTCTTTCCGAGCGCCATAATGGCATAGGGGCCACATAGGCGCCGCGATTAGGGCGGGGGATAGGGGGCGGCGGGCGGCGGGTTGTCCCGGGCGATCTGGCGCTCGTCGGGTGATACCCCCCTAGCCGCGGCCCGCGGACCGGAAGGCCCGCGGGTTTTTTTGCGCAGGGTCTAGGAAAAAAGTCGGCACAAGCCCCATGCCAATTTGGCATAGGCGGGGCTTTCGACCCATGCCATTATGGCCTATATGTTAGGGGCGCCCCGCGCGGGGCGGCGAGGAGGATTTATGGGCTATAACGAATGGCGGGCGGCGATTGGGGCGGCGCTGCGCGACTGCGGGGCGGACCCGACGGCGGTTGCGGCGATTGCGGAGCATCTCTGGAAGCGCTGGTACATTGGGGCGCGGTCGCATGACGAGGTAGTCGCGCTAGCCGACGCGGCGGCGCACAACATTGCGGTGACGTCCGGTCGGCGGCGGCTAGCGGCGCGGCGCAATCGCGGGGGGCGGGCATGACGGCAATGTTGATTTTTGCCGCCGCCGACGTGCGGCGGGTTGCGGAGCACGCCATTGGCAGCCCGCGGCACCAGGACCACCTTGTCGCCTATAGCGACGACGGGGAGCCGATTACCGAGCCCGGGGCGCCGGCGCTCCTCCTGGTTCACGACGACGGCGTCTATCTCATGAGCAACGGTTTGCCGCGCGATCTCGTCGCGGGCACGGGGGAGCGCGGCCGCTCGTTTGCCGCCTATGCCCGGGGGTGCGATCCGGCCCGGGACCCGGGCTGGTGGGACGCCTCGCGGGCGCTGGTGGGCGGCGACGACTTTGCGGAGACGCTGCCGTGGGCGCGCGAGGTCCTCGCGCAAGTTGTCCGCGGGGCCGACCGCGTTGTGATTGCGGTCAGCGACGGCCGGATTGCGCTCGTCGAGGCGAACCCATGACGGGGGCGGGGGCGGAGCGGCAGCTTCGGTTTGCGCGGATCGAGACCGATTTGACGGTGCTCAAGTGGATGGTCGGCACGGTGCTGGTCGTTGTGCTGGCGGGGTTTGGGGTTTTGTTTCGCATGATCGGGGTCGGCTAGCGCGGGGCGGGGCGCCGTGACAAAATGGCGGCGGGACGGAGGAATCGGATGGCGAATCGGATGACCAAGACCGAGTATCGGCAGATTTTGCGGGCGCTCGATTTGTCGATCATTGGGGCGTCGCGGGCCTTCGGCTATTCGGCGCGGCAGACCTATCGCTATTCGACCGGGCGCGGGCAAATTCCGCCGCCGCTGGCGAAGCTTCTGCGGCTGGCGGCGCGCAATCGGCTGACGGTCGAGCAGATCGAGGCGCTTTGACCCGGGCCCCGTCAATACCCGAAGGGGTTGACACTGCCACCATGGCATTACACAACTAGAACGGCTAATAACAATTGCATAGGATCGGCGCCCCCGGATCGGGGCGGGCCGGGCATTGGGGGGGCGCAATTCGACGACAACGACGGGAGGTAGGACGACGATGCCAGCGACGAACGGCAATTTATTCCACGTCTGCGGGATATTCGAGGAGAAGCGGCTTTGGGATATCCTCCGCTTCATGGAAACGCAGAAGGCCTACAACATCGAGGTCCGCCCCGTCGCGCCCCCGGCGGGGCTTTTAGCGGCCCCAACGACGCGGCCGACGACAGCGGCCAGCGATCCCGACGCGCTCGTTGCGACCATGACCGGCGGGCGCCGGCCGCGCGCCGACGAGGGGGCGTCCGGCCGGGCGCGGCGCGCGGTCGCCGCGGTTGTCGCCGCCGATCCGACCGCGACGTTCACGCACAGGGAGCTGGTTGCGCACGGGGCCGACGCCAAGGGGGCCACGAACACCGTCTTCCTGCTCATCAAGGCGAAACTGCTCAAGCGCGTTTCGCAGGGGACCTATCGGGCCACCGCGCGTCTGCTCGCCGGTCATGACGCGGGGGCGGCGGAATGAGCACACATGGCAACGGCAAGCGCCACGACGGCGGCGGGCTCCGCCTCTATTGCTCATACAATTTCCGCGACAAGGACCCGATCATTGACCGGCTGCGGACGCTAATCCGCGACCAGCAGGTCAGCTACAGCGATATCGAAAAGGACAGCGGCGTGTCGGCGCAGACGCTCTGGCACTGGTTCAGCGGCGAGACGCGGCGGCCGCAATTCGCGACGGTGATGGCGGTCGTCCGCGCGCTCGGCTACGACCTGCAGGTGACCGAGCAGAAGCGCGTCGCCGGCGCCCAGGTGATCGAGCTTCGCCGGCGCGCGGGCTAGGTCGCTCACGCCCCGCGCGCAACGAAGACGGGGGCCGGCCCGACCGCATCCGCCGGCCCGCCGGCGCTCGAATGGTTCCCCGACGCCGCGCCGGGCGCATAAATGCGGTCGGGCGCCTCGTCGGGATGCTGCCGGTCCGGGGGTCAATGCAATGACGACCGACGACGACGGCGGCAACCAATACGCGGTGGCGGTCTTCTATCTCGACGAAAGCTACGAGTACGTCGCGCGGTGGGTCGACGGCGAGACCGCCGTGCGCACCTTCAAGCGCATGACCGAATCCATTGCCGCGCGCTGCGGCCTCGTCCGCCGGGTGATCGTCACCGACGGCGGGGACAACTGCAACATGGAGTGGATTTACGGCGTCGGTCATACCTATCCGCCCGAGCTAGTCGCCCGCACCGGGGGGCCGCGGCAATGACGGCGCCGCGGGTCACGCTCGAATTCGCCGCCGCGCTGCCGCGCCGCTGCGGCGATTGCCAGCTATGCTGCCGGCTCCTCCCCGTCGCCGAGATCGGCAAGCCGGCGCTGACGCGCTGCCGCCATCAGGCGCATGGCAAGGGCTGCCGCGTCTATGACTCGCCCGGCATGCCGGCGTCGTGCCGGCTATGGTCGTGCGCCTGGGTCACCGGGGCCGATACCGGGTCGCGCCCGGACCGCGCTCATGCCGTCGTCGACATGCTCCCCGACTTTGTCACGCAGGAGACCCCCGAGGGCGAGCGCAAGACGATCCCGGTCGTGCAGGTCTGGATTGATCCGAAATTCCCCGACGCGCACCGCGACCCGGCGCTCCGCGCCTACCTCGCCGGGCGCGGCGAGGAGGGCGTCGCCGCGTTAATCCGGTTCAATGAACGAGACGCCTTCCTGCTCGTGCCGCCGGCCATGACGCCCGACGGGAACTGGATCGAATGGCACTCCAATTGCGCGGTGCCGCAGCACACGTTCGCCGAGGTCGCCAAGGCGTGGGCGGGGGAATGAGCCGGGCCCTCGCCAGCATATGCCCGTTTTGCGGCGAGGAGCACGAGCGGACGACCGCCGTCGTGAAAAAGGGCTTCGCCGGCGCCGAACCGCACATGCGGCCGGGCGATTTTACCTTGTGCTGGTTCTGCGGCGAATTCTGCGTCATGGGCGACAGCGGCATGCTGCGGCGGCCGACGCATTCGGAGGCGCGACAAATCCGACGCGACCAATGCTGCGTCAAGCTGCGCGACGGCTGGCAGACCGTCCAGGCCGCCAAGGCGCGGCGCCACTAAGGCGCGCGCGGCGCGAGGGCGAGCCGCAGCGTCCGTTCCTCGGCCCACAGGCGGTCGATCATGCCGCCGGGGCCGCCGGCGGCGACCAGAGCGGCGCGCGGGAACAGCCGCATGATTGCCGCCTGCGCGGTCGGCCCGACGGCGTCCGCGTCGTCGACAAGGACTAGCGGGCAATCGGGCGCCGGATAGAGCGGGCCGGCCAGGATGTCGGCGTCGTCGACGATCCCCTCGCGGTGCTTGAACTCGGCGTAGAAATCGGCGATTTCGGCGACCATCGAGAACGCCTCGGGCAGCGCCATGCCGCGCCCGCGCTCCTCGGCGTGCATGTCCGCTAGCGGTCGACCGGCCAGCCGCGCGCGCCCCGCCAATAGGAACACCGCCAGGACGTCGCGTCGCCGGGCGCGCAGGAACAGATGGTCGCCCGGGGCGTCGGCAAGCTCGCCGGCGCGGGCGATCCGCGCCGCGAATTCCTCGGCGGCGATCCGCATCTGTCCCTCCGTCGCCCGGCGCGCCCGCGGGCCGCGCCAGAACGCGACGTCGGCGACGCCCCCGGTCATGTCCGGGAACAGCACCTCCTCAAGCGCGACGCCCGGCCGGTGCAGGTCGGCGACGACCCGGCGCAGCATGTGGGCGCGGGCCGCGGTCGGGGCCAGCAGCGCAAACTGGCAGAGCGAAACCCCGAATTCCGCCACCGCCGCCGCCGCCACCGCGGCGAGCGCCGTCGTCTTGCCGGCGGCCAGCGGCCCGCGGATCGCGGCGACAAAGCGCCGCCGGGCCGCCAGGGCGGGGCGCAGGGCGTCGCCGCAGCCTTTGCTATCAACAAGGCCTACCTGTTCCGGTATATTCCTCGAGCGAGAGGCGGCGACCATGGCCGAGATTATCGCCCTAGAGGACGCGGCGGCGCAATTCGACCGGGACCGCCGGGCGTTCCGGCTGCGCCTCGCCGGCGTGTCGGTCGGCCGCATCGCCGAGGAGCTAGGCTGCGCCCCCGACCAGGTCGAGGCGTCGCTCGTGCGCATGTGCGGCGGGGTCTCGCCGGAAATGCGCCGGCGGACGATCCGGCTGGAGCTTGAGCGGCTCGACGAGTTGCAGAAGGCGCACTACGCGGCGGCGGCGCAGGGCGGCGTTGCGGCCACCGCCGTCATTCTCAAAATCATGGAGCGGCGGGCGCGGATGCTCGGCCTCGACGCGCCGCCGACCGGCGACCCGCTGGCCGACGCCATGGCCGCCCGGGAGACGACCACCGACCGGATCGCCGCCGCCATCGAGCGGATCGCCGCCGAGCGGGAGCCCGCGGCGGTGATCGAGGCCGAAATTGTCGACGACAGCAAAGGAGGCTGATCATGGGCGCCCTCACAGCGGCGGCGCGCCGGCGGCTGCGCAGCAGTCAATTCGCGCTGCCGGGATCGCGCCGGTTCCCCGTGCACACGCGCCGCCACGCCGCCAACGCCAAGGCGCGGGCGACGCAGCAGTACAACCGGGGCAACATCTCGCGCTCGACCCGCGACAAAATCCACGCCCGGGCGAACAAGGTTCTGCGGCGCAAACGCAAATGAGAATCGTGCCGCGGGATCGCTTCGGGGCGGAAATCCGCCGCGCCCATGCGGCGCGGGAGGGCATGGCCGGGCTATCGCCGCGCAAGCGGGCGCGGCTCGCCGCCGAGCTAGGCGACGATCTGGCCGACGAATGGATCATGCTCGCGCGCGGCGCGCAGCTGCCGCCGGTCGACCTCGGCTGGTGCTGGCTGTTCCTCGGCGGCCGCGGCACCGGCAAGACGCGCGCCATGTCGGGCGCCGTGCACATGGCGGTGCGCGCCGGGCTCGGCCGCGTCCATGTGATCGGCCCGACGACGTCCGACCTGCACGACGTCAACCTTGAGGGACCGGCCGGGCTCCTGGCGACGGCGGCGCGCGACGCGCGCCCGCGCTGGGTCCCGTCGAAGCGCCGGCTCGAATGGCCGAACGGCGCCGTCGCCGTGTTCTTTTCCGGCGAGGAGCCCGACTCGCTGCGCGGCCCGCAATGCGAGCTGGCGGTCGTCGACGAAATCGGCCGCATGCGATACCAGCAGGCGGTGTGGGATATGATGATGCTCGGGCTTCGGCTCGGCGATCTGCCCCGCGTCCTGGTGGCGACGACGCCGCGGCCGACGCCGTTCATGAAGAAGCTGGTCGCAATGTCGGACCTGCGGATCACCACCGGGTCGACCTA